ACTTGGATTCGATTTCTATGCAACTGAAATAGATGAAGAATACTTTGAAGCACAAGAAGAACGTTTTCACCGGGAATGTTTTGGGGAGATAAAAACAGAGAGAGGAACGTTGGTTCAAACTAATTTATTTGACAGGGAATAAATGAAACAGACAGTAGAAGAAGCGGCAAGTGAAAATATCCTATTTAATCATAGGACAGTTGACAGAACTTTGAGCGGTAAAGATTTGGCAAAGTTTGGAGAGATGAATTTCGTTCAAGGTGCAGAATGGAAGTCGAAGCAATCTCTTTGGATAAGTGTTAAGGAACGGTTGCCGGAGCCTAACAAGGAAGTTCTTCTTTATGATAAGAACTCCATCCGGCATTATGTCATAGGATGGCTGCGGAGAGATAAAGGATATAACAAAGGCATGTGGGCACTCTCCAATGGTTGGATTGAAGATAAGGATATAACCCACTGGATGCCGATTGATAAACCAATAACCGAGTAATTATGAATGAAGTAAACTTTAATGGAATGTTCGGACAGCAAGGTTGGATTTGTCCGAAGTGTGGAAGGGTATATTCACCTTTTACCAAAATGTGTTTGTATTGTGGCCCTAATAACACAAATACATTTCTAATCTTGACGATCATTCTAATACACATATCAGTGAAGAAGAATTAAAAGAAAACCGTAAAATGATATAGAAAGGAACTAATATGGGAAAGAATATCAAAGGTCTTGCTGGTTCAACCATCTTCAATCAAAAGATGGTTGAACAAATGAATGGCATAAACAAAAACAATAAAGGGAAAGCATCCCCAATTTATATACCAACTAAAAAACGGAAGTAATGGAAGCTAAATTTAGGATTGGAGAAAAAGTAAAAATAGCCAATCATCCAGATAAATCTAAGATTGGCAAAGAGGTTGAGATAATTAACCTCCATCATTCTAATTTTAATCCACAAAAGGGATATGTGGATGAATGGTTATACAATGTATGGGATGGTGCGAAATCTTTAGGATGGGCACCTGAGTGCGACTTGGTAATTAATAAACCTTCATAACCGAACAGAAATGAATGATGGAGTTTATTTTGACCAAAATGGTAACGAGGTAATCGTAATCAATGGATTTGAATACTCACGAGAAGAATTTGATTCCCTTGTGGATATGTGTGGAGATTGCAATATGTAATAAAAAAGAAAGAAATGAGTAAAACAACAATTTATTATCTATTCCTAATAGCAATGTATATGCTGCTAGGATAGATGGAAAGGAGAAATATGGATAAAGATAAATTCAACAAAGCAATAGAAATCAACAATAAAATAGAGGAATACAAAGATCATAAGATGGCACTTGAAAATTCTAACATAAAATATGGTGGTGGATTGATATTTACATACAACAGAATGCACAATGATGTACCATTAAAGGAAGAAATTTTTGGTAAGAATTTCCTTCAGTGCTATATGTATGCTTTGGATAGTAAGATAAAAGAATTACAAAAAGAGTTTGACGAATTATAAAATAGAAATGAGTGAAACGAAAATCATATTAGATGCCTGTTGCGGTAGCCGGATGTTTTGGTTCGACAAGGAAAATCCTTTGATCTTGTTTGCTGACATCAGAGATGAAGAGCATACTCTTTGCGACGGTCGAAGCCTGAAAGTCCATCCGGATATTGTATCTGACTTTACCGATATGCCATTTTTGGATAAATCCTTTAAACTGGTGGTATTTGACCCGCCCCATCTTCTAAAGGTTGGTCAAAATAGTTGGTTGGCCAAGAAGTATGGTAAACTTCCCGAAGATTGGCCAAGGGTGATAAAAAAAGGAATTGATGAATGCTTTCGAGTACTTGAAGATTACGGCGTTCTCATTTTCAAATGGAATGAAGAGCAAATAACGGTTAGAGAAGTATTGAAAGCCATCGGACGGCAGCCGTTGTTCGGTCACACCACCGGAAGACATGGCAAGACTATGTGGATGTGTTTTATGAAACTACCAATTTACGAATAACAGAATATGTTGTAAGATGAAATTAAACAAAAAGACAGAGCAACTTATTAAACTTAGAGCCGCTGAACTTAAAAAATTATATGAAACTCCTAATCCTGAAGTAGATAAAATTATTTCTGAATTGAGAGCAGAAGCAACGAAACGTCCACAGAACATGAGGAAGGAAGAAGAGATTGCTTATATTCTGAAAAAGGCTGATGAAAATTGCGATCATATAGAAATTCGTAAAATCCTAAATGTAAGTAATACATGAATACATCTTTTGAACGATCTGCAAACGCTTCCGATGAATGGTACACACCACGAGAAATCATTGAAGCATTAGGTGAATTTGACCTTGATCCATGTGCTCCCATGCACCC